CCGCCGATGTACTGGCACTGTTTGCGCTCGTGGTTGCTGCCAGAGCGTTCTGCTTCGCAGTGTCTGCGGCGCTCTCTGCTGCATCTCTGAAATCCCTAGCTTCCTCTGAGAGTTGGCGCGTTGTATCGGTGTACTGAGCAGCTGCATGTTGCATGCCCCTCACGAGCGTTTCGGAGGTCTTTGCGTTATTTTCGCTCTGCTTTGCATTTATCTCACTGATTGCAGCACCCTGTGCGTTGTTCGCCGTGATGTTTCGATCACGCTCAACATCCTCTGCTATACCTGAAATATTCTTTTCGATGCGCCGCAGCTCATCCGCACGGCCTACACCGACGCCGTCGAGATATTCAAGGTTCACAGCATCCGAAGGCGCCGATGGTGCTGCTACGTTCTTGATGCGTTTGCCACCTGCCTGCCATGCACCGTCATCGGTAAACATACCGCTCAGGAAGATGGCATCGTTGTTCTCCTCGGCGACATGCAGGAGCTGCACGCTCATTTTATCAAGCTCGGAGGCGAGCAAGATGCTGCCGTCATTGAAGTCCACAAGGCTGCCGGTTGGTGTCTGGCGGTAGATGCAGATGGTGGCCTGCTCACTGCCTGCCGTGGTTAGTTTAACGGTCTGCCCCTCAACGGTATAATCCTTGTTATACGTAAGGGGGGTGGAGGTGTTGCCTTGGTCATAGCGGACTTTGACAAATTGTTTGCTGAGATAAGGAAAAGGGAAGGTATATGTCTCCTTCCCTCCTTTATAGAATACGGTTGCTTTATTTTGCATGTTGTCTCCTTATTTCTTAGGTCTCTTGTCGGGATAGTCACTGCTCCCGATGACATGATCGATGTAGGTCATGAAGGGGATGAAGCGCGGGATGGGCAGGAGATTGTAAAGGGCCCGCAGATCACGCTTTGCTGCATCTCCCTCGATCATATGATAACCGCCATAGAGAGCACTGAGGGGAATCCCGAATGCTTCTTTGACGGCAGGAAGCTGAGACACAAAGTCTCCGGCAATGTCTGCATCCGTCCTCTCCTTCTTTTGGGAGCCCGAGCGGCTGACGGTCGTACGGATGGTGGTGTCTCCAGACATTGCCTCATAGGCATCATTCAGAAAGGACAGTGGAGATGTGAAGGCCGATCGTGTCGCAGCAAGGCGCATGAGCACCCCGCCGTCAAACATACGCTTGTAGTATTCTTCAGCTTTCTCATCCATGCCTGTTGCCTTCATTGCTGCATAGACAGCCCCTGCACGGAGCATGTATGCACCCAGATTGGTGGCAATCGACATCCCGAAAGCAATCATGTCATCCAGTTCTCCGGCGGTCATCGCCCGAAGTGTCTGGGCGTTGATGGCACGCAGATTGTAGTCTTTGAACTGGAAGAGCATGCGTGTCCCCCAGTTGAGATTTTTAAGGAAGCTCTTGTTGCCCTGCTTGGTTCCTGAGACAATAGCACGTTCTGCCTGCGCCTGTCCCATACCTACGAATTTGAAGTAGCTCTCCGGGCTTTCCTTCAGCCACCCATCCATATCAAGATGCGTGATGTGACCGCTCCCGTCTCTCTGAATCGCCTTATTGAGTTGTGTCTTGATGGTCTCTGCCATCTCTTCAGACACATGGGAGGCTTTGAGTTTTGCCTTAGAAAAGGGGTTGCGTCCTTTACTGAAAGTTCTGCCGCCGGCCCACTCGATTGCGTCTGCAATATAGGCAGCGCGCATATCACGATACATGGAATCAGTCATCTTTGGGAGCATGTTGAGTGTAGAGGTCACCTTCCCGAGCTTCTGGACACCATCAGACAAGCCGATCAACAGCTTATTGCTGATACTGTTCCGCTCGGTGAGAGCATCACGAATGACACGGTCTTGATAATTGATGTTCCAGACTTCGGCTTCCAATGAACGGCCGAACATATGACGTTCTGCATCACGGAAGGCCTCTGCGGTCACTTTACCGTGCTTGATGTCTGCCGCGAGATCACGAAGCATCGGGACAGCACCAAAGATACGTCCCGCACCTCCGTAGCCGATCGCACCTCCAATCTCCCCAAGCTGTGCAAAGCCCATGTTGGCACCATTCTTGACATAAGAAAGGGTAAGTGCAAGACGTGCAAGTGCCCCCAGTTTCCCCATGGCATCTTCACGCGGACGCATGCCGCGCAGTTCCATGATGGATTCTTCAATCTTCTTATAGTCATTCAAGGTGCTCTTGTTGGAGTTGCCTGTCCGAACGCTTGTGTCCAGTTCCTTCTGAATCTTAGCAAGGACTTCCTGCAGGTGCTTTTCGCTGTGAAAGACATTCTTTACGGCAATCTCTCCGGCGAAGCGCTGCATGTTCTTCTGTATGATATTGTCAAGATCAAAGTCACGCAGGTTATTGTCAAAGGAGAACTCAAATTCATTATTGGTTCCCTTGTTGAATTTCATGACACCCGAAGTGTCCATAGGGATGCGGGACTGCAGGAAGTTCAGCTTACCGAGCTGTCCAATATTCGTCCGTGCGATCGGGTCAAGGTTCGTCTGCAGATGATGTTTCACGGCTTCATCCACGCGGGATTCAAGCCATTCCTCCACTTCTGCGTCGGAGACGGCTTCTTTTTTTGTCTCCAATGGTTTTAGTCCCTTTGCTTCCCTCTCTGCATTCTTCTTTACAATCTCAGCGTTCTCCATGCGAATGTCACGCATCATCTTTTCGCGAATGACATCCTTCTTGGCAAAAGCACGGATGTATTCGGCCAGATCAGCTTCAGCATCCTCAAAGCGGTTGTAATGCGCTAAGAACTGCTCGCGCAGATCATTGTCCGTCATGCGCCATAATTCGTGATCTACTTCATACCAATCAGGAGACACAAGATCATTGGTACGTGCACCGAAATAGCGGGCACTGTTCCTGCCAATCTCAATTTGCTCCTGACGGAAGTGGTGCAGAGCATCGACAGCTCTTTCGACCTCTTCGGGGACATCTCCGAGCAGGGATGCTTTGTTCCCGCCATACTTTGCATTGTAGTGCAGCATCGTCATCTTATCGAAGGCGAGCTGTCCTGCACGGGGACTGAGTTTCTTATGCTTCAGAACCCAGTCTTTGCGTGCATCTGCCATCGCAAGGAAAGGTTTTGAAAGCCGCCGGATAATATACTCTTTCTGTTCTTCAGCCGGAAGTGTTGTCACATGTCCGAGACCGCGCCCCCTCGGGTCTGTCCAAAGCTGTGCTGCATAACCTCTAGCCGTGTTCGACGGAGAATTAAGCATAAGACCAACAGGCCCCTGTTCCAGATTCTTCGTCACTCTCTGCAAGACCCTGCGGGCACTCTCGGGAACATGTGTCCCAATATCAGCCTGCGTCCGTGTCGTAATGGTTGGTTCAAGCGTATAGAAGTCAGCCCAAAGCTGCGGGTTGAGCAGGTTGTCACGGGAGAACTGAACCCCCGCAAAAGCACTTGTGCCGTCATCATTGAAGTAGAAGCCATGCCACATGCGCTCTTTCTGCTCTGCCTGTGCTTTCAAGAGGTTCTTAACGTCGTCGCGGGATAGCTTAATGTTGTAGCCGCTCCCTCCGAGGGCTTTGTTCAGACCTCCCTTGATACGAGACACAAGGGCAGAGGGAAGCATATCCTCCTCTACGGCGTGTGCAAATACTTCTTCGGGGTCTTGTGTGTCATACTTACGGCGCAGCTCATTGAAGGCATGCCCTTCTTTGTTCATGTTCTGCCGAACCTGATTCATGAGGGAGGCATATTCCTTTTGTCCGAGGCTGTCCGCAAGGCCCGCATGAACACCGAACTCATGTGCAAGAAGGCTCTCAACATGGGCGGTGTTCTTGATGTTGTCTGTGATGAGAACGGTGTAGTCCTCATTGGGAACATAGAATGCCTTGGCGTCTTTTGGAATCTCAATTCCTGAGATGCGTGAGACAGCAGCACGGGCTTTCTCATAGGTTGTTGCAATGACGCGTCCGTTCTGCTCGAATCGGTCATAAATCTTGGAACCAATTTTCTTACCGAACTCTGCATCATGAAGCGTTTTCATGTGTCCAATGGTCTCGCTGTGTATCTTTGCAGGGTCGATATCGGCAGCTTCCATATAGGCTTTTGTCTCGGCACGGTCGGCCACCTCTGCGACCTCTGCGGTGAGGGTTCTGCGTCCGCGGAGGGAGGACAAGGCCTTTCCTGCTCCGACGCCGGCTAACGACAAGACAGTTCCGGCGAGCATGGCAGCCCCAATATCATAGGCATAGTTGACATCTTCCCCGCCGAAGCGGTTCTTCAGATAGTCATTTGTTGCCATTGCACCTGCAATCGGAGCATTCATCTTTGTCAGCTCATAGCCGGTCTTAGCGGCGATCTGTGCGATCTCCCGGGCCTTGCCGACGTTGCGGATGGCGTTGCCGAGGCGTTCAATCATCTGTGCACTTTTAACAGCATTTCCCATCGGGAGTAGGTTGATAGGGTCAATTATAGCGCCAACAAAACCTGCAGCTCCAACAGCAAGCTTTGCAAGGATGCTGTCATTCTGTTCTTTCCACTTCTCAACAAGCGCCTGACGGTTGCGGTCAACGAGCTTTTGATTGACAAGCCAACGGATTTCCTGACTGTCTCGCCCGTTGAGCAGAATAAACTGCTGTGCGTCTTTGTCGCCGGGAAGTGCCTGCTGCACATAGTTGACATCCTCCTGTGTGACAGGGTCTTTCTTCTCGAACCACCATTTACCGCTGTGTGCAATACCGCCCCAGACATACTGAAGAGCGTTGGCGATGCCGGAAGTGGTAACGGAATCGAGGAGATTGGTTGACATTGCTTCAAGCATGGAAGCGGTCGGTACAGGCTGTTCATCAGCGTAATCTACGGTTGCAGGGTTTAGGTCTCCGTACATGACATAGTTGGATTTCTCGGCATGCAGAGGAGCAAGAATATCCCCGAGGGAACCTGTGTAGTTCTCCCCCCGACCGCCTCCAAACATCTGAAGGTAACGCTGTGCTTCGCTGAAGCGCCGGTCCTTATAGGCATATTTAGGGTCTGGGGCTTCGAAGTCGTCGCACCACTGAGACACAAGATCGTAAAGACTGCCTCCGTTTGACATAAGATTCGCCCACGCATAATGACGGGCTCCCCCATCAACAATCTCATTATGAAAATGCTGAAGCTGTGTGTCGAGGTCTGTGGGGTCACCGCCAAGGGCTTCTAGTGCTGTGCGCCTATCATATGTCCACTGGGCAATACCAAGGCTGCCCTCCCCGTCAAAGGAGATAGCACCTGTGTTGAAGCCGGATTCCTGTGAGATGTTCCCCATGATGGCGGCAGCTCGGTTGTCATCCAACCCTAAGTTCTCCGTCAGAAAGCCCCAGACACGGCGGGCATTGTATTCGTTTGCCATAGGTCTCCTTTCTTAGTCGATTTCAGTGTTCCATTTTGTGTAGTAAGAATCAGCTCGCTGCTGATTAATGTCATCAATATCTACGGATGAATCATCAGCAAGAGAGGTCTCCGTATTGGTGTCTCTATTCTGATACAAGGCCCGTGCCTCTTTATGCAGCTGAGATAGAGTGATCTGACGCATCTCTCCACGATTATTGCAGGTGAATGTAAAGATACGTGTGCCGGAATTATAGCCGATCGTTGTTGTCTCATAATCCACTGTGGATGCCCCATCGCCGCATGTCTTATAAATGTAGGAATTGAGTGCCTGTTTGAACCAATAAGCATCATTATCGGTGCCGATGTTGTAATGAACATCCTTCGGATAGACACCCCAATGATAGGTCTCGTAGTTTTGACGGACCATTTCATTGACCGCACTAAGAGCGCGTTCAGGGTCATAATTAGCATCATAGAGTGTTGTCCAGAACTTTTGAATGTCATTTGCGACGAATTGGTTTGCAGATAAACCGAAGTCAGCCCAATCCGTACTGCCATTCGCAGAAGGTACATTGTCGATCGTAAAGCCAAGCATGTGATCTTCTGCAGCCTCTGTATTCGCCTTGTGCACATCCGGGTTGAGACGTGCTGTTTGGTGTGCCTCTGCATAAAGGCGAAGTCCCTGCTGCATTCCTGTGTCTCCTCCACCAAAGGAGGTAATCAGTGTCTTTAGCGTGTATGCCTCACGAGCAAGATCACCGCCGAAGGTGTTGGCAACAGCAGCGGGATTGTTGATGATACCTCCTACAAAGGAGCGTATCTGCTCATTGTTTCCAATGTTTACACCACCATCATCGGTCGGCATGATCGAGCTGAGAATGTTTGCAAGAGATGTAGAGAACGATTCCCGCATCCCGCTCAGCTGCGGCATATCCATCAGGCGATAAGTGCTGTCCCAGTTCCCTTCTCCAACGAAGCGCTGTAAAAGGGGAAGGGCTGTGCCATAAAGAATGTCCTTATCTATGGTATATGTCTTGACCGGAAGTCCGTTGACAATATCATTGCCGTTCACCCAAGCGGAGATGATGTCACTCGCTGCGGCAGGGTCGGTGATGCTACGGTTCCCACCGCCGCTTCTTGTCCGTCCCGTGGCCGCCATCCGACGGCGCATCTCTGCTGCTCGTTCAGCTTCATCATGCTCAATACCTGCTTTAATAGAGGGAATGAGTTTATTATATTCGCGGGCCTTTTCAGGGTCTGTTTGTCTCCACTCTGCTATTTCAGCAAGAGCGCCTTTGAGACTGCCGGTCTTGCGCTGTGCTTCCACCCAGTCATACTTCTCTTGTGTATGGAACTGGGCACTGTACTCACTTGCCATTGTCTTAAAAGACATCATGTTAAGAAGCTGTGAGGCCTTCATTTCCGTACCGTCGAAGTTCGTTTGGATGGTGATGTTGTCCATCATCTGCGAGAGACGGGTGCCGTCGATATGGCCTGTCTTGATAAATTCCTCAGCAAAATCATTGAGGAGTTTGGCGCGGTACTGCGCCGGGAGACCCATCAGACGTACATTATTGAAGATTTCCTGCACGCGCTGTGTGACAAGTCCGTTGGTCTTTAGAAGCTCCGGGGCCTCCTTAATGACATCTCCGAGCTGACTTTGCACGGATGCCATTGTTGTGGTGACTTCATTCTCGTAATTCTTCTTCTCCCATGTCGCCATGAGGTTGCCCATGTTGATGAGTTGATTTTCATTGAAGCCCGTCGAAAAGGCGGTCATGTTGACAGGAGCACTGTCCCCTTCAAGGTTCTCTTTCTGCCAGTCTTTTGCGAACTGGTTGTAGCGATTGGCCTCTTCCTGTGCGGTTCGGGCCGGCGTTAAGGCATACTTTTCGTCATACTGGTTCTTCATGACGGTAGACAAAAAACCGCCGCGCAGGCGCTCAGCATTTGCCCTGAAATAGGGGTTGCTGAGACTGTCGGCAAACCCCTCCTGCTGTGCGGCATCAATGGCGTTGAGTTTCCGAATGCTCTCTTCGCTCTCGCCTTGAATCATCCGTTGTGCCTCAATACTGCCCATGTCACTCATATAGCTTTCGTGAGACACACGATAACTGCTGAGAGCTGCTGAAAGCTGCATCATGTTCTGGGAAAGCTGCTCGCTCCGATTAAAGGAGGCGTTGATCGAAGAGGGGGAGACACCTGCGTAGCGTCCGACGTAGCCGGCATCGGGCTGCGGTGTGAACTGCCGTGCGGTGCCGATCGCCCCTGAGATTGCTGTTGGCATTTATTTCCTCCTTTTAAAAGTAGTTGATAGTTTGTTTGTCTTGACTGAACGGGTTCGGCACGTCAAAGGTAAACTTTGTCTGCTTCGGACTAATAGGCCCGAGGAGATTGCTGAACTGGAAGGGCTGATAGGATGCCTTGTAAATCTGATCGGCGACATCCCAGTTGAAATGAACACCGCCCGTTCCCATAACAGGCTTCTCGTTTCCTACACCTGCCTGAGCACGCATGAGTTTGATCTTCTCCTGCTCCTGTTTTGCTCCGAGGTACGCCGTACCAAGAGACACAAGGGTTCCGAGAAAGGACGGTTTCTGTACTTCTCGAATGGAACGTATCTGTGCCCTTGTATTGAGAAGTGCTGCTTCCTTGTTAAGATCAATCTCGTTGCTCCGTTTGGTATAGTTATCTTTGATGCTCTGTGCTGCTCTATTAGTGTCTGCCTCACTGCTGCGCATGAGGAGGGAGGCGGTACGCCCGCCCCCGGACAATCCCTCATTCACTGCAGCATTGACGGACGAAGAAAGGCGTCTGCCCTGCATCTGTGTGCGTTCCAGTTCCTGCACAGTTGCTTCGAAGATGTCGCGCCGCTCCTGTTCAAGGTTCTGCAGGTTGTAATTCATGCTTTGAACCATACTGCGGGCTGTCTCGCGGTTGGCTCTCCCTTGTGCTTCGAGTGCCTTATTCTGGGAATAGACACCCAGAAGCGAAGAGCCTAAGGTAAAAGCTACACCCATGTTTACACTCCTTTCGTTCTGGGCACAAAGCTGCCCTTCCACATGAAGCCAATCAGCGACACGGGGAACGGCATGTTTGATTCAATGGTCAATTCATAAGCGGTATTCAGCGCTTGTACGGGGATGCGGAAGCTCCCTGTGTCAAATGTAACTGCTCCAAATACCATTTGACCGATCTCTTTATTTGTCATTGTATATGTATAGGTGTGATGGTGGCTTTTGACCTTTGCCACAAAGGCACCTGTTTCACTGTAATTGAGGTCGATGCTGCGAATCTGCAGGCGCCCATTGGTGACGGCTTTCAGACCGCCGCTGCGATCTTCCTGCCTGATGTAAATGGTTCCGAGCTGAATATGGAAACAGTAAGGAATACCTAAGACAACAGGCTCTTTTGTATGGTCTCCTGTCACATATATCTTAGTGCCTTCTGCGAGTTCATTGCGCGGAACGACTTCATATTTACCGTTTGGAAGCACATAGCCCACTGCATCTATATCCGTAAGGCCCGTACAGTCGTACTCTTGCAGGATATTATATTCTGTGCAGTCGAAGGCTGCGTCGTATTTACCGTGCTTGGCAATTAGTTTGCTGTCCAGATACACACGATACGGTTCCTTCTGCGGGAAGTCTTTTGTATTCTCAGTGAAATCCATCCGCTCTAAAATGTGCTTTCCCCCGCGATCTAGGAGGACATACAAGGAAGATGATATGAAGAAAGCCCCATAGACCTTACCACTCATTCGCCATCTGCTCCACGAGGCCTGCACGCGCTGCTCATTCAAAAAGAGGTATTTATAAACATAAACAGAATGTGTGTCTCCCTCTGTCAGAAAGAGCATGATATTCTCGTTCGTATTTACGACCATCTGATAGACACCGTTCGGGATGTAGCTCGCTACATGCGAGGTGATGTCCTGTGCGTTTTTGATGTCTGCAATGTCCTGTACGTTGTAATACTCCTTAATAGAGGTATACTCTGCACGTTCGGCGGGAAAGTAAAGGTTCTTCCCGGCGACGATTGGCCGGCAGGTCGGTGATGCGTTGAAGCCTGTGACCTCCACAAGAGCACAGTTCTTCGGAGACAACACAGTATCGGAAGAAAGCGTGAACTGCGTTGTGTCCGAGAAGCAATAAAGGCTCTGATTAAAGGGAACGGCAAAGTTGAGGATGTTGATGCGTGTGGTTGTTGTTGGCACGTCGATACAGTCAGTGTCAAGAATGTCATTTGCGGTTGTCATCCAAAAATTGAAGTACTCTGCACTCTCAGAGAGGATGACATTCTCCCCGCTGAGCACACCGAGGCGGTTACGGTAGAAGAAAATGTCATTGAGGGTCTGATTGATGAAGGACGGAAGCGGATTGCTGTCCTCATCCCCTGCGGTTCTCTTCCCCCACTCTTTACGGCAAAATGTAAAGCTGCCGTCACTCTCCCGGATAAGGGCGTGGGGCATGGTGGAGGCATCAATCGCTATGGGGATATTGGGGGCGGCACACTCCTTCCAGACACCTTCAGACGCATCATAACTGACATAATAGCTTCCCGCGTTGTTTCCCTTCGGGTCTCCGGCAACTTTGACAACAAAGCCGTCGGGAGCGGTCTCGGGGAGCAGGGAGAATTTCTGAATATGACCTACGGTGCCGATAAGCGCCTGATTGTTGAAGCCATCCTGCGTCGCAATCTTTTTGGTGCCATGCAGCCGAAGCCATGTGTTGCCAACATCTACGGTAAGACCCGCCTTTCGTGCTTCCTCGGCAAGCCTTGTCGCGATGAAGTTGGTGTCGATCATCTTTGTGTGGGACTTATCGCTGCCGTCCGGTGTCTCATAGGAGGCGACAAGTTTGTCGTCTGCCCAAATACGATAGGTGCGGCCGTACTGTCCCTGCTTGACATGCACCAGGGCTCCCTGTGTGTTGAAGGCGTCGGCGGTTTTCTCAGTGGTCATTTTCACCTTGACGTTTCGATTCAAGATGAATGTGTGGTCCGCAATCGTGATTACGCGAAGGTCTTTCCTCGGATTGGTGACGTTCAGATAGGACGGGTCATCTTTGATGGTGATGCTCTTCTTGCTCCCATCCAGACCGAATATGTCCAGATGACCGTTGTAAAAGTACATGATGTAGCGCTCGTGCTCATCACGGTTGATGAAGTGCATGAGCGGTGTATGTGTCTCCCCGATCTTATCGGAGAGGTTTGCCAAAAAGATGGTTGGTGGCCGTTTCTGCAGGCCGCTCGCTTCTGTGGAAAAGCCGTTGATCTGCTCTTCAAGCTGCTCCGGGAGACGCAGAATCGGTGGCTGTTGGGAGATGCCTGAGACAAGGTTCTTGATCTGTTGTGAGTAGAGCATCAGCTTCTCTCCAATACTGGCGAAACGCCTATATAGTTGAGCATGTTGTAATCCCCCATATGCATGTCATAAGACACAATATCTTGATAGGCTTCCTGTGCAGCATACGTAAGGTCCTGTGACAAGGAAGCATCTCCCATGAAATGTGCTTGGAATGTCAAAGCAGCTCGTGCCGCGATGTAGTTGCGGAAGCAATCAGGCAGGTCATCAAAGTCAATCGCCATAATAGCGCTGAGTTGAATGTCGTGTGTAAATGTATAAGTCTGCTGCACGACATCAAAGAAGTAGTTGTCTCGTTTGGCGTATGTCCCGCCGTCTGTTGCTTTGAATGATATGATTGTAGGAATCCACGGAATACGGCTTGTGAACGCTTCCGGTGAGAGTGTCAACGCATAGGTGTTGAAATCCCACCCCTGACGCTGAATGTCTCGGGACACACGGTCCATGATGCGGACGGCATTTGCTACATCAACGTCGATCTCCTCGTCAATGGTGTTCACGGGGTCTGCCCCGATGGAGGAGAGGATTGTGTTGATGGCATCAAGTTTACTGGTTGCTGTGAGCATTATGTCTTTCCTCCTTATAAAACGAAGTTAGGTATTGAGTTATAATTGCAAAGACAAAAGGGAGAGGAATCTCCCCTCCCTCCTGCTTATAAAAGAGACGCGCTCACTGCTTTTTGACGATGCCGAGGAATGCACTCTCCGGACGAAGCCCGCCCATACCGACAGCCATCTTTGCAATAAGCTGATCTGCCTGATATTCGATGCGGCGGCCCTGCTCCATAGAGAGGTCCTTCAGCTTCAGGACACCCACAGCCGTCTTGTGGCAGATGACAATGGGGTTCTTGTCTGCATAGGCTGCCGGGAACACATGCCCGTTGCCCTGCATGACGTTCGCGTTGTCATCGCCGCCACGCGTGATGTGCGGGCACTCAATGACATCAAAGCCCGCGAGGCGAATGACGTTGCCCTCGGTGATCGAACCACCTGCGCCATAGTCGCGGTTGAGGAACTCAAGTGCGGATGCAAGTGCCGAGTGGAACTCCGGTGTGATGTAGGCGTAGCGGTCGCCTGCCGGTACAT